TGGTGTTGGACCAGTGGAAGCAAAGATTGATTTACTCGAGGAGAAGATAGCCGAGAAACTGATCCAGGAGGAACAGAAGATTAAGGAGAGCGTTCCGGTAGTTAAGAAAGCAGCTGTAATTAATCCGGAGTTTGAAGCAGCTATCAAAAAAATGGAAGAGTCCACGACAAAGAAGAAATCAGAGCCAGAGCCTAGATTACTCCCAGAGTTGACCGTGGGCGAAGTGAAAAGATTGTACCTGGATGAAGGTAAAACACTTAAAGATGTTGCTACATATTTCGGGGTTGATAAAGCCAAGTTGAATACCTTTGTTTATTCTAACGGATTGAGTCGGAAACAATATAAGGATGATGGATTTCGTGATGCAGTAGTCGAACAGAACCGAAAGGAGCGTCCCTGATCAGGTAAAGGATAGTGTTAAATGCAGAGTATGTGGCAAGGAAATAATACTTATTGGGCGTGTTACTAGAGACACATGGCCATATAAATATAAGCGTAAGCAAAAAGGAGTGACTGAGACTGTATATTGTTGTGGCAGAGAACACTTTATGGCTGGCCAATGTAAAGATGCGTAGGAGGGTGATGTGATTGACTGAGAAAGAACTAAATCAACTTCATTGGATTAATAAAGAGATAGGAGTATTAAAAAATCAATTAGAAGAACTAAAGTCCAGGAGCATGATCAAGGGACAAGAGATAACAGATATGCCATTCGGATCAGGGACAAGTGATAAAACAGCAGACAGAGCATTGGCCATACGAGAAATAGAGGAGCTCTATGAAATCAAACTAAAAGAATTGTATCTTGTTAGGGCAAGGATTGAAAGGTACATAAACTCTATTGATGATGATACAGAGAGACTTATTATTAGATTAAGATGCATCAATAGCCTAAGGTGGGACGATATAGGAAAAGAGATGGGGTATCACCGGACGAGGGTGTCACAAATATACCATAGACACTTAACAAAACATTCTCACAATTCTCATTCATAATGATATACAATGAAATTGTGAAAAAGGGAAAAGAATACACAAGCACTTAGGCTTCGGCTTAGGTGCTATTTTAGTTGAAGTAGATATTATGTATGGAGCAAGAAGTAATCCTAATTTACATCCGATACCACCAAGTACAGGGAATTCGATAAAATGCGTACATGAGTGGGTATATCAAGAAACGCATTATAGTTGCGATAATAGAGGAGGCCAATCAACATACGGTAAGCTAGATATCTACTACTGCAGTAAATGTTTAGAGAAGAAAGAAATATTAAGAAAAGAGAGCAGCAGAGATAAACCATTATGGTGGATGCATTAGTGAGGTAGAGATATGGAGATTAAACAGTTAGTAGTGGACAAGAAGCCAAAGGATTGCATTGCGTGTCCATTAATCAAACTAAAGATATGTGATAAGCCTTATCATACACGGACGAGCAGTGGAGTGATATATCAAGGGATGAGGCCGGATAGTAGATGTAAGGCAAAGATAGGGTGACGATATGAACTACAAGGACAAGAAGTGGCTACATAAACGATCAGTAATACTAAGGCGAGATGGCTACCAATGCCAAGAGAGCAAGAGATACGGCAAGACAGCAGGAGCAACAACAGTACACCATATATATCCAGTGGAGTTCTATCCAGAGCTTGCGTATGAAGAATGGAATCTAATATCATTATCAGATGGCAAAAAAGGTAAACACAACTCAATGCATATCAGAGAAACACATGAACTTACAGAGTTAGGCAAGCAATGGTGTGAAAGAAGAAAAGAACAATTTAGTAAATGGTATAGTGATAGAAACATGATCCCCCCATCATTAATAAACTAATTATTGATACTAAAGGACCGGAGGGGGTAACTCGTTCCAATAGAGCAAGCCACGAAAAACTTTTTTAGGCATTATAAAGCGAGGTGAGAATATGCCAGGTAAAGCAATTCTAAAACTATCCATAAAAAAGAATACTGTAACGGATATGAAGAAACTTGGCACATATAAGCCAGAGTTTGAGCCTATTATTGATATTTATTCCGAGATCAGAGAACAATACGAGTTATATACTAGGCAATTAAAATCAAAAGAATATAAATGCGATGAATATACCGCAGCCGGTGGAACAAAAAAATCCGCATTGATATCCACAATAGAAACCCTAAGAAAAGATATTTTAGCATACTCTGATAGATTGTGTCTTAATCCGAAGTCAATAGAAACCGTGACAGTAGATAGCCCTAAAAAATCTAAGTTAGCCGGGATGTTGGATAAGATTGAATAAGAAAAATAAGAACTATGATATTGTTGCCGGGTATGCCGACAGTATTATAAATGGTGAAAAGATAGCCTGTGTTGAAGTTATTCAAATGTGTAAGAGGTTTAAAAGGGATATAAAAAATCTTAAGTATGATTTTAAACCAAAAGATGCAGAGTTCGTTATACAAATAATAGAAAAGACATTCGTTCACCAAAAGGGCGAAGATATGCAAGGCTATCCATTAAGGGGTAAGCCTTTTTTATTGGAACCATGGCAGAAATTTGTTGTATATAATCTATTGGGATTTTTCCATAAGGGAACCATCCTTAGAAAATATAAAGAAGCATTTATAATGCTTGCGAGAAAGAACGGTAAAACTCCTTTCATGTCTGCGTTATCTTGGGGTTTGGCTTTACTAGAAAGAAAGTCTGGAGCAGAGATTGTTATTGTCGGGGCCTTATTAAAACAAGCATTACAAAGTTTTAACTTCTTAAATTATAACCTGGATGAAATGGGAGAGAAAGAAAACTTCCGAGTATTAGATAACAATCAAGAACATTCTATTAGTGGAGATCTAGGAGATGGATACATTCGAATAGAAACCATTGCCGGTAACTCCGACAGGATGGACTCATTAAACACTTTAATCCAGATACTTGACGAATTGCACCTTTATAAGAATGCAAGCCAATACAACACAATCAAAGAGTCTGGAAAGGCATACAGAAATAGTATGTGCATTGGAATTACAACCGCAGGAGACAACATGAACTCCTTTTGCTATAACCGAATGAAGTATTGTCAGAAGATATTAAATGAAACCATCACAGATGATCAGATATTCATCTTCATAGCAAAAGCAGACGAGGACAAAGAGGGCAACGTTGATTACACCAATCCGACAGAGCATGAAAAAGCAAACCCGAATTACAACATATCAGTATCAGGTCAAGAATTATTAAACGATTCCATACAGGCACAGAACGATCCACAACAAAGAAAGTCATTCTTTGCCAAGTCACTCAATGTTTATACAAGCGCAATGAAAGCGTATTTCGATATAGATGAATTTAAAAACAGTGATAAGAAATTTAATTGGACTTTAGAAGAAGTGGCTAGATTGCCTATTGAATGGTTTGGAGGTGGTGACTTATCAAAGCTTCATGATTTAACCGCAGGCGCATTGTATGGTACGCTGAAAGATGCCTACAAAGACAAGGACGGACTATCAAGAGATGTTGACATTATAGTGTCACACGCATGGTTCCCGATTGTAATGGCCTACAAGAAAGCAGACGAAGATAATATTCCTCTGTTTGGTTGGAAAGATGACGGATGGTTGGACATGTGTAACACCCCAACGGTAAACTATTCAGACATTATAAATTGGTTTATCAAAATGAGAAAGATGGGATTCAAGATTAAGCAAATTGGATTTGATAGAAAGTTCGGTCAAGAGTTTTACTTAGGCATGAAAAAGGCCGGCTTTAGCATTGTTGACGAACCACAGTTATACATCAATAAGTCACAAGGCTTTAGAAGAATAGAGAAGAAAGCCAAAGACGGAGATTTATATTATCTTCATTCAGAAGCTTATGAGTATTGTGTACAAAACGTTAGAGCGATAGAAAAGCAAGACGATATGATCCAATATGAAAAGGTAGACGGTGACGGTGGAACAATGAGGATTGATATATTTGATGCGAGTGTATTCGCTTGTGTTAGATTAATCAAGAACATGGAGAAATCCGGTAGCGCAAGCCGTTGGCTGAAAGGAGGTGGACAAGACGAAGATACTAGACAGATTTAAAAAACGTTCCATATCGAGCACAGAGTATACCATTCTAGCAACAACCTTAAATCAGATTGTTCCGGATGGATATATAAGGCTTGCCGACAATCCAGAGATTAAAATGGCGGTTGATAAGATTGCGGATCTAGTTTCTAATATGACTATTCATTTAATGGAGAACACTTCAAAAGGTGACAAGCGAGTTAGGAATGAGCTATCAAGAAAGATTGATATTGAGCCGTCAAGATTTATGACTAGGAAATCATGGATATATAAAATCGTTGCAGATCTATTATTGTACGGTGATGGAAACTCAATCAATCATATCTCAATGGACACACGAACTGGGTTGATAAAAGACCTTACACCTTTTGCAATGCAGAGCGTATCGTATGAAAATATTAATGGTAGTTACATAATAAATTATAATGGAAAGCAATATGATCCAGACGAAGTAATTCATTTTGTAATTAATCCTAACCCGAACTATCCATACAAAGGAACTGGTTACCGAGTAGCGCTAAAAGACATTGCAAAAAATCTAAGCCAAGCAACTGCAACAAAGAATAGTTTTATGAGTGGAAAGTATATGCCAAGCTTAATTGTAAAGGTTGATTCGAACACTGCAGAGTTAGCGAGCGAAGAGGGCAGAGCCGGAGTATTTCATAAGTACTTAGAATCTAGCGAAGCAGGGCAACCGTGGATTATACCTGCGGATATGTTAGAAGTCCAGCAAGTAAAACCCTTATCTCTTATGGATATTGCAATCAATGAATCAGTAGAACTAGATAAAAAGACAGTAGCAGGACTTATTCAAGTACCTGCCTTTTTCTTGGGTGTTGGTACGTTCAATAAAGATGAATATAACAATTTCATCAATACAAGGATCATGTCGATCGCAAATGTTATTTCACAGACATTAACAAGAGATATTTTATTTAGTCCTTCATTGTATTTTAAATTAAATCCTAGAAGCCTTTATTCATACAACTTGACCGAACTCGTAAATGCAGGCGGGGCAATGGTTAAAATCAACTCGATGCGAAGAAACGAATTAAGGGACTGGGTTGGATTAGATCCGGATGATGAAATGGAGGAACTGATTGTTCTTGAAAACTTCATTCCACAGGGTCAACTAGGAGATCAAAATAAATTGAAAGGAGGTATAGAGGATGGAGAAGAGGACATCGTTCCTAACAAGTCAATTTAGGGCGGAGGAAACCGAGGGCCGGTTGTTTATTGAAGGTTACTTTATCAAGTATGGAGTAGAGACAAACCTATTCGAAGACGTGTATGAAGAAATAGACCCAAGATCAGTAGTGAGAAGCCTTAAAGAAAACGACATACGGGCATTATTTAATCACGATACCAATCTTGTGTTGGGGAGAACCGCAAACAACACATTAACTTTGACTACGGATGAAGTTGGTTTAAAAGGTTCTATTGAAATAAATCAAGACGATCCTGATGCAATGGGAGCATACGCAAGAGTAAAACGCGGTGATGTTCCAGGGTGTTCATTTGGCTTTTTCCCATTAAAGCAAGAGAAAGTAAAACGCGAAGGTGGAGGAACAAAATTCATTATGCGTGAAATAGATGTGCATGAAGTGTCACCTTGCGTATTTCCTCAATATACACAAACGGAAATATCAGCTAGAAAGCAAGATATTGAAGCAATGAAGAAAGAAAAACTTGAAACCAGAAAACAGTTATTGAAAGAGAGGCTAACAAAATGAAACCAGTTATCATAGGAGCAAAGTTAAATTTAAAACGGTCAGCATTGGATATTTTGAAAGATGTCATTGCGGCATTGAACACCAGGGCAGAAGAAGTCACAAAAGCAATTGACGGAGCAACAACAGACGAGGATTTATCTGTTATTGAAGCAAGTGCTGATGAAATCCAAGCAGAGCTTGACGGTAAACTAGCCGAGCAATCCACGCTTGAAGAAGAAATCGCAGCATTAGAAGCGTCACTGGAAGAAGCAAACGCAAAAGCACCGGCAGCACCGGTAGAAGGAGCAAGAGACATGGGTAAGGAATTAGAAGTAAGAGAAGCTATTAAAGGTTATGTGAGAAGCAAGGGAACAGTAAGAGCAGGCTTTACATCAGTAGAGGGTGGCGCATTAATTCCGGTTGAATTACTTGCACCTAAGAAAGCATTAAAGGACAAGATTGATTTAACCAAGTTTATCAACATTGTAAAGGTCAATTCTGGATCCGGTAAATATCCATTTATCGCAGGCGCAGGCGGCGTAATGGTTACAGTTGCAGAATTAGCAGCTAACCCAGAATTAGCTAAACCGGTTATTACCGAAGTGACTTATGACATTTCTACATACCGTGGTTATGTTCCAATCTCCCAGGAAGTTATTGACGATGCAGATTATGACGTTACCGGATTAATCGCAGAGAACATTCAAGACCAAGATTTCAATACAAAAAATCTTGCAATCTCAACCGTTCTCAAAACAGCAATCGCTAAAGCTGTTACCGGATTGGACGGAATTGTAACTTTGTTAAACACCGGATTTAAAGATGCTTATTCTGTTAAACTCTTTATCACAAAGTCTTTGTACAATGCTTTAGATTTGCTTAAGGATTTAGACGGAAGATATTTACTTCAACCAGATCCTACAGTTGCATCAGGTAAGGCTATCAAAGGTCACGAAGTTGTGCCGTTGGACGATACAGTAATTGGCGCACTTGCAGGAGACTTAAAAGGATTTGTTGGAGATGCCAAAGAGTTCGCAACATTATTCGACCGTCAGCAAGCATCTGTTAAATGGGTTGACAATGATATTTATGGTCAGTTACTTGCGGACTTTGTTCGTTTCGACACCAAAAAAGTTGATTCTGACGCAGGCGTTTACATTACATACACCGCAGCAGTATAAGAGGAGGCAATTAAATGGCTTATAAAGTAATTAGTCCATTTGCTGACCTTCAAGATAAATCAAAGAATTTCCCCGATGGTAGAATATACGCTATCGGGGATTCTTTTCCGGTGGCAAAGAGGAAAGTTTTACCAGAACGCATTGCTTCATTAATGAGTACTAAAAATCAGATAGGCATAGCGGTGATAAAAGAGGTAGGTGATAAGTAGTGACTGAGATAGTATTAGCACTTGTCAAAGCAAGATTAGGTATATCTACCGTAGTTAGAGATCCTTACTTAACTTCCATGATTAACGGTGTTATAAGGGAGCTTGAAAAGATACATGGACTTATCATTAACCCAGCAGATAATTCACATTTAATGTTCATTGCAGACTATTCCGAGTACAGATATTCCAATAAAGACAATCCGATCATGCCAAGACATTTACAATGGAGAATGCATAATTTAATGATCAGCAACAAGCTATTGACAGTTGCTAATATTCTATTGGTTGACATTCTTCCAGATGTACCAGTTACAAATACGGTTTATCTCTTAGTGGATGGAACAAAACAGATGTATATTGACGGAGCATGGACAACCGTTGCAATAACTGACGGAGTTTGGATGGTGGTGTAATGTTTAATGATGAAATCGAATTAGGCAACCTAGTGGAAACTATCGAGCACGGCGAAGTAATAAAGTCTATGGTATGGGAAAAAAGGCTTGCCAATCAATTAGATGATAAGCGGTCAGCCCTTTTTCAAGGGGCGGTAGCAGGCTTAAAACCAGAACTCACCTTTGAAATTAATAACTTTGAATTTAACAATGAGGAATACGTGAGGTTCAATGGAAAAGTTTATACGATTATAGGAGCCTTAAAAAATGGCGATATGAGGGTGCTTATCTGCACTACCCATGTCGGAAGCGAGGTTTAATGCCAAGAGCGAAAAAAGCACCCTTCACATTTGAATCCAATCTTGAAAAGATTACCGAGAAGATACACGAGAAACCATTTAAGGTTATGAATATTATAGGCCAAGCCATTGTGAGAGAAATGAAAGCCACTACAATGAAATCTCAATTCCACCAAAGAAAAGGAATCCTTATAAAGACCTTAGGATATTGGGCGAGAAGAAATGAAAAGGACCTACAGATCGGTTTTAAAATGTCTATACCTGGCATAGTCGGAAACATGATAACAGGAAAAGAACAGGATCCAATTAAACCGGTAGTTATTAAAAATGCACAAGTTATCCAAGACATGATAGCCGTTGCCTTAGATGAAATAAGGAAGGAGTGATTGAGTGAACACAAACGCAGTAGCAGATGCAATTCTAACCTATTTACAAACTAAACATTCCAGAGTATACCGTAATAAGGCTATTCAATCCCCCGTACCGCCTTATGTAGTCTTTAGACTTGATAGCGTGACAAATACTATACCTAGTGAAGATTACTACCTTAATATTGACATATATGAGGACGCAACCAAGAGTGTACGAGTTATGGAAGATTTAGCAGACTCAATCGACAATGGACTTAATCACACAGTAATCAATACACCAATATTAAATATGCATTTTGAGAGAGAACAAAGGCAATATGTAACACCTGAGGAGCTTGTATCCGTACATCTTATTAATTTAAGATACGTGGTGCGAGCTTATTTCAAATAAAGAAAGGAAGTAGAAAATGACAGCAGAAAAGATATTATTAGGTATGGGAGTTGTTTCCGTGGGGTTAGCACCTATTGGATTAACAAGGGGCGGAAGTGCTTTTGTTGTAGAAAGAAAATACCGAAACATTGAAGCAGATGGGGACAGAGGCCCTGTAATGGGAAGAGTTGAAATTGATACGGAAACCGCAAAGCTAGAAGTAAATGCGCTTGAATTATTCACGGCTGCCGACATGACAAAATATTATCCAGGTATGAGCGTAACGGCGGGTGTGTTAACATCAACACTTAAAATCGTGGCCGGAGATTATTCAGAAGTTAAATGGGTAGGCAAAACAAAAGACGGTAAGGCAGTAACGATCACGGTAGAAAATGCCTTAAATCTCGATAATCTCGAGTGGAAGCTCGAAGACAAGAGTGAAGTGGTCCCCAAAATTGGATTCACAGCACATTATGACGAAGCAACCAGAGACACACCGCCATGGAATGTGGCATTTGCAATAGCGTAACAATTAACATGGGGATGGCTTTTATAGCATCCTCTTTTTGTTTAGGAGGATTATATGATAACGAAAGATTTTGATTTAGATGATGTTTTTCTGATATCTGAAATTGTAGACAAGATGGGGTTGGAAGCTGACATTGAAAAGATTACAAAAACAATTCAGACTTCAAAGTTAGAAAATAAAACAGATGCTAAGGGGCTCGGAAAAGAAATTGCCGTAGGGTTAGGTATTGATATTGTAACGAAAATGATTAGAAATTTATTTAAAGCGAGAAAAGAAGTCAAGCAATTAATCTCCAACATGACGGGACTTGATGAAAAAGAAGTAAGCAAATTCGGAATCAAACAGATAAAGGAGTTTTTTACAGAATTATCAAAGCATGAAGGATTTGCAGATTTTTTATCACAAGCAGAAGTAACCGGGCAGAATTAACCGACCTTCTGCTAAAAAGATATAGTAACATCGAATATGTTTTAAAACTTCCTCTGAAACAATCGTTGGAGTTAATTGAGAAAGCGCAGGAAGAAGAAACAAGGGAGTATGCGTTTAGAATTTATCTAGCAATACATCCGAAAGCAGACCCCAAAAAGTTTAAAACATTCAATGAATTTTGGGAAGAAATCAAACCAAAAAAAATTGAATATGACACAAGAAGTCAAGATGAAATAATGCAAGAAATATTAGAGATGGAAAACTCCAATCAAGAAAGGGGGTAATTATTATTGAACTCTTTAGGTTGTTCGGATCCGTATTAATCGACGATTCATCGGCAATAGAATCCCTTAAAAAAGTAGATAAAAAAGCAGATACTACCAAAACAAGTCTTTCAAGCATGGCAAAGAAGGGCGCTATTATAGGAACCGCTATTGTCGCAGGGTGTGGAGTTGCAATTGGTGGCTTATTAGCATTAGCAAACAGTACAAGTGAAACAGCTGCAGGTTGGTTGGAATTATCCCAACGAACAGATATAGGTGTAGAAAGTCTACAGAGATGGGGATACGCGGCGAAAATGAGCGGCGCTGATGTTGGAAAACTTGAAACTGGAATGAAAAAACTCTCTACAAGTATTGTAGATGCAAAGGGCGGATCAGAGTCGGCGGTAGCAGCTTATGAAGCGCTTGGGATATCAATGGATGATTTGTCTAAAATGTCACCAGAAGAAACTTTTGATGCGGTAATGAAAAAACTTGCGGACATGCCGGACAGCGCAGAAAAGAATGTAGCCGGAAATCAATTATTAGGCAAGTCCTATACGGAGTTAAAACCTTTATTGGATGAAGGGTCCGCAGGCATGGAGGCACTAAAAACCAAAGCAGATGAACTCGGAATTGTAATGTCTGGGGAAAACGTGGTTGCTGCCGAGGGTTTTGGCGATTCTATGGACAATGTTAAATTAGCTGCAGACGGAATTAAAAACAATTTAATGACCGCATTGATGCCTCAATTAACAGGTTTGATGGATTGGTTTGTTGCAAGTATGCCAGCCATTCAAGATTTTGCCACCAACGCACTCGACAAGGTATCTACTGCAATCAAATGGATAGGAGATAATTCAAATATTATACTGCCAATCTTAGCGGCGGTTGCAGCGGCCTTTGTAGTGTTACAAGTAATCGGAGTTGTGCAAGGTTTAATAGCTGCGTGGTCTACAGTTACAATAGCTGCAACAGCCGTACAAACAGCCTTTAACGCAGTCATGGCATTAAACCCTATAGCATTAGTAATATTGGCAATCACGGCATTGATAGCTATCGGAGTTTTGCTCTATAAAAATTGGGACAAAATCAAAGAAGGCGCAGCCAAACTATGGGATAAAATCAAGAAGGTATTCGAAGGGATTAAAGACACAATTACTAAAGCAATCAACGCTGTCAAGACAAATGTATCTGCAGTTTTTAATGCTATAAAGGATACAATTTCCACTGTAATTACTTCCATTAGCACAACGGTAAGCAGTATATTCAACGGAATAAAAGATACGATAACTGGAGTATTTGACAAAATCAAAAACGGAATATCCACAGCAATAAATGCCGTTAAGACCACAATTTCTACCGTGTTTGGAACAATTAAAGATATTATGTCTAAACCATTCACTGCAGCACACGATCTAATCAAGGGTGTAATTGATAAGGTAAAAGGATTTCTTAATTTTGATTGGAAATTTCCTAAATTAAAAATGCCACACTTTTCAGTTACTGGTTCCATGAATCCTTTAAAATGGATCGACGAAGGGTTACCAAAAATCGGAGTTGATTGGTATAAAAACGGTGGTATTTTCAGCAAACCCACTATCTTTAATACTCCTTATGGATTAAAGGGTGTTGGCGATGCATCAAGTCCTGAGGTTGTCGCTCCTTTGAATGATTTAAAAGCAATGATAAGTGAAGGTATGAACAGGGCTATTGCTCCACTGCTTTTAAACAAAAACGATCAGCCGATTTATATAGAGCAAACAACATATTACGGTGACGAAGCGGTTTACAAAGCTGTAAAAAGAGCAAAGAAAAAAGAAGACAAGCGTAACGGGTACAGCCTAGAAATGAGCTTTTAATGAGGTGGAAAGATGCATAAATTTAATGGAATAGATGTAAGAACTCCAACAGGATACGATTGGGATATGAAACCTGTAGAAATAGGCCAATCAACAACGGCTGACGGGTTAGACCATTCAGAAATATTAACTAAAAAAAGATTTATAAATTATGAATGGTCCGACCCAAGCAAAGAAGAAGTTGCAACGATTCTGCAATTGATAAACCAGAGCAGATATGTAAGTGTGACTTATCCAGACGCAATGAGCGGAACATACGAAACCAGAGAATTTAAAACCGTTAAACATAGCGCACCATTCCGTAATTTGCGAGTGGGTGCGCTTTTGTATTCCGTTTTGTCTTTGAGTTTTGAAGAGAGATAAAGGAAGGAGAATATATTGATAAATATAGTTGATGAATTTAAACAGTTATATAAACAAGTTGGTGTTCTGAAAGAAACCATTATATATTTTCCTTCCATTAATTTAACCATAGAGAAAGATAGAATTATTGCAGAATCCGTTAAAATTACGGAAAGTCTTTGCAATTCAGATAACCTAAAATTTGGTTCATGCAAATCTTCGCAAATCGAATTTACAGTAATTAATGTTGATGAAGATTTAAAAGGATTGGATTTCATAGTCACACAAAACATAGGCGAGTATACAATGCCACTTGGTACATACAAAGCCGACAGTTGCGAAAAGCAAGACGACCTAACACATAAAAAGATTATAGCTTATGATTCCATGACAAAATTAGATATAGATGTAGCTCCATGGTATAACGATTTATTTACTTTAGGTACAGAAGTCTATACCTTGGCACAATTTAGAACATCATTTCTAACTCATTTTGGATTAGTCGAAGACACAGCCAATCTACCCTTACCCAATGACACTATGACCGTCACTAAAACGATATCCCCAACACAAATAAGTGGAAGGGTAGTATCGGAGGCTATCGAAGAAATAAACGGATCATTCGGGCATATAGGACGTAACGAGAAATTTAAGCATATCGTATTAAAAGAAATGCATACGGATTATCCACAAGGCGATTATCCCACAAATGATTACCCAGAAGACGACCCATATGATGAAAACATCTACCAATCAGATTATCGAAAAATAATATTTGAAGAATACCGAGTTGCGCCAATTGACAAATTACAAATCAGACAAGAGGAAAACGATACAGGTTGTATAGTTGGTACAGGAACGAATGCGTATGTTATCCAAGGGAATTTTTTGGTCTATGGAAAAAGTGCTGCAGAGTTAGAGATAATTGCTAACAATGTATCAATCAATATATTCAACCGTGGCTATCGTCCTTATACGGCTACCCAAAAGGGAAAGCCATATTTAGAGGTTGGTGATTTTGCTTGGTACAATGCGGACGATTCCACGGCCGGATATATATTTGAACGTACATTGACAGGAATTCAAGCATTGCAAGATGAATTCGGTGCAAAGGGTAGCGAGAAGCAGGAACAAAACTTCAGTGCTGGTCTTGAAATTATTCAACTCAAAGGTAGAGCAACCACTATTGAGAAATCAGTGGAAGGTGTAAGAATTGAAGTTACCGACTTAGATGAAAACACATCAACTACATTTGAGCAGCTCTACAATCAGTTAGTGCTGAAAGTAGATGCCAATGGCAAAATAGGTATATTTAAGCTGTCAGGGGATGATGAAGGAACGGATATACTTATTAAAGCTGACAACGTAATATTGGAAGGACTCATTACTGCAAATGGCGGTTTCAAAATTCTAGCAGATGGTAGCACCGAACAAGTCAACGGTAAATTTAGCGGTCAAATCATTAGTGATAGCGCTATAATTACGGGTGGTTCATTCAACGTTACAGCTTCTGGACAATATGATACGCGTATCAAATTAACATACGAGTCTACGGTATCAACGCTATCGCCATATGGATTAATTTTAGACATTGGAACTCCAACTGGTCACACGGAGGTTAGACCGGGGCATATATTTATTGGGAATGTCACAGGTGTGGATAATACAGAAATTAGCTATGAAGGCATTAATACACCATCACTAACTATTGGGGGGCATCAACCCATAACAGATGGGAATATTAACAGCCAATCGGTAAGTTATGCATCAAGCGCCGGAAGTGTTTCGGGATTACATTCAAGTAGCATTATTCCAGACGATACCGGATCCGGAAATATTAATTTTTCAGGTGGTTTAAACGCAGCATCGCCGACTTGGTGTGACGGAAGATATGTAAAGATATCCGCATCCGACTTTAGATTAAAGAAAAACATACAATCCTTAGAAACACTACCAGACGAACTATTTATGTCGATAAAGACAAAACAATATGAATTTAAAACGGATACATATAACCCTGGGATACGATTTGGTATATTGGCACAAGAATTAGAAAGCGCTTTTCAATCCTTTGGTTTAGATCCGTATGCTTATAATTTAATTGAACTTGCCGATGTAATCCCGTATACCGACGATGGAATGTATGTAGATGATAAAATTCACAGAATTAATTATGATAATTTTATTCCCTGGTCGATTTGTATGATACAGAAACTTTACAGCAAAGTAAACGGAGGAGTGTAGTATGACAAAGCAATTAGATGTAATGATACAGGATTTTAAGGAAGGCTTAGCTGATTATGTAAATGCTTCGCCCTTAACTCTCGAGATCAAGAGACTAGTAATGTTCGAATATCTGGATAGGGTATCTAAAACAAGTGTTAATTTCATAGCTCAGGAGCGTGCAAAAAATAAAGTTGAACTTGAGAAAGAAGGTACAGAAGATGGCAAAAAGATATGCGAGACTTAATTGGATGGATGCACCATCAACCAATACTCCGAGAAATGCTGCTAGTTTTAATCGGATGGATAAGGGCATTGATGATTTAGATAATGCGATAGAAGACCATCAATCACAAATAGATGCTTTGGTTGTCGGTGGCGATTCTTCTCCGGCCATAGCACAAGCATTGGCAGGGACTACATTCGTAACTTTAAAGGATAAGTTCGACAATGATGCGGCGCAATTGGCCGAAAAAGCGTCACAAGTCGAAGTAAATGGTTTATCTACAAACAAGGTTGATAAAGGTGGTAACGAGCAAGTTACATTAGGTATGCTATCACAAGAAGTAAAGACATCTATGACAGGTGGTTCGGTTGCAGTTGTCGGTGAGAACAGTGTAAACAAGTCTAATATCGTAAAAACAGCAGTTAACAGATATCACTGTAATTGGTTTACTATAGAAAATAACAACTTGATTGATCCTCGACTTGGGGTTAAATATTATCTCGGTACATCATATTGGAATGGAACATATAGTGCAAGTGCAGATACAATTGCAACTGAAGAAATAGAAATAGTTGCGGGAACTACATATTTAACAAATGCAGTATATTGCTTTTGGTTAGATGAGACAAAAACCTATTTGAGCAAAGTAACCGGAACTTCAAGTGCTAATCCGCTTGGTTTTAACATTAACGCAGTAGCACCTATTGGTGCGAAATATATGGTTTGTACGTTCAGGAGTATTTATACGGAATTTCATTTTAATATAGACAGTCATACAACCACATTTAAGACATATGATGAAGCTGTTCTTTTGAAAGATATAAACTTGACTGAGGTATTAACTAAATATACATTGGCAGAAGTTGAAGATATGCTAGACGCAAACATTGAAAATGTCGGAAACATATCAAATCAAATAATTGGTGAAGGTGAGTTTACAATCAGTCCCGCATATGGCGTAAACGGTGTTTCAATATCTGGTGTAAGCTATTGTACTGTAGGTGAAGTAAGCGATTCAGATGATAATATTTTAAAAACTATTTTCGTATATGGTGGAGGAACAGTAGTTAATATTCCATGTGCTATTGGGACTTTCGACCAAAATATGCTACTAGTTGAAACTGGAGAAAGATTCACAATAACCGCTAATGCGTTTTGGAATGAAATAGATATGACTGCTCAAAAAATAAAAATTCCCACTGGCAGTAGGTTATTTATGAATTTATCTGGAAATTATTCGAGAGTGTATTCTACCGATGGTACATATGTAAATAAAACGCAGAACTCATATATATCAGATAGTAGCCATGTATTAACGGGAGAATATAGTGGTATGTATTTTTATGAGTCTGATTATTTGATTCCATTTACTTATACTGTTGGGTTAGAATCGTTGAAAGATAGAGTATCATATATTGAAAGTTTAATATCTACAGAAAAAGTAGTTGATAATAGTTTTACATTATCGCAGACAATATATTCTCCTGCAGGAACCAAGAAAGTATTATATATTGACACAGATGGTTCATTAAAAGCAACCGATAAAACGCCAACTACAGCTATGTTTATAGGCAACTCTCTACTTATTGCAGGTGGAGACATGGGTATGTGTGCTAGTGAACCGTCAAAAGATTATTATCATTTAACCGTTGCTACTATACAGACACATAACTCAAATTTTACAGCTACTTTAACAAGTGGGGTAACGTGGGAAAGTTATACTAGTTCTGCCAATAGGAAGACATGGACTGATGCCATGACATCTACTTTAGCATCTAATCAATTAGTTATTATACAATTGAGTGACAATGTAAATACAACAGAGAGATTAGCAACATTTGAAGCAGATGGCATCTATTTAGTTAATGCTATAAAAACAGCTAATCCATCATGTAGGGTGATTTGGGTATCTGGTTGGTTTACTAATGATGCAAAGCAAGAAATGGTACAGAATATATGCAAAAAGTCTGGTGCTGATTTCGTTGACATATCGCAATATAAAGATGATTCTGCTAATAAGGGATATATAGGTATGACAAGAACCTATGCGGATTCAACTGTTGTGACAGTAACAGAAAGTGGAGTGGCAGCTCATCCAGGTGATACAGGTATGCAGTTGATTTCTGACCAAATAATGAAAATTTTAGACTTGTAATGCGTCGCAATTGGATTATATCACGACATAATTAGAAAGGAGAGAACATGATAATTAAATTAAAAAATGCAGCACAATTTAATGCTATAAACATTATTCAAGACGCTACTGATCGTTTTAAATTTACAGCTACCGGTGTAATTGATTATAAAGAATTTCGAGATACATTAAACACTCAATCGCTTGCAGAAATAAAAGTATTCACGGGTAAGTCACTAGTTGGTGTATACGAAAACTTTACTCAATTGATGCCGTTAGAAATATCAGAGCAAGAGGATGGAACTTTGAATATAACTGTTAATCTCCATAAATCGAGCGAAGAAGTATCGCGAATATCAGCCCTGGAAGATGCGGTAAACAAAATTATTTTAACGGAATTGGGGGCTCTATAATGAAGGAAAGGCTTAGTGAATTATATAAGGATGGAATAATTGATGATGTTAGTCTGGGTATAGCGGTAAACAAACGCTGGATTTCAGAAGAAGAAAAAGCAAGTATAATCGCAAGTAAATAAATTGTGGCATCCTTCGGGGTGCCTTTTTTATATTAAATTACGACACTAAATAATGACAAAATAGTATAAACGCATTGCAATCCAAACGAATGTTTGGTATAATATGGTTAGAAACTAAATAAAAAAGAAGAGGTAGACTCTTCCCTCGACAAGATGAAGTCTACCTCTACCAACAAGACACTAGGTGCCTATAGGGACATTATACACTCTATTGCCATCTCGTGCAAGAAGGAGTGTATTTTTTTATGGTAAATTTAAGCCAAGAAATTGCAATGAACATTATCCAGGAAGTAATCAAAGTAGTACCGTATTTCAACGTAGACATTCAGCAACAAATATTTCTAAGAAATAAAATCGAAGAGCAGCTAAACGGATTTGAAATAACAAGTAAATGTACAGATCTTGCTTTGTGCGACATTTTAGAAAAAGCATTTCTGTTTTTAGCTTGCAAGAAGCTGGAGGGAATGAAAGCAACTACCATATACAACTACACGCTGCTATTCAAAAAGATGAATAAATATTTTAATAAACCAATGCCAACGATAACCACGATGGACCTGAGGTTATTCTTGGCCAAGGAATATAAAAATAACCAGGCAAATAGCACAAATGCCAAGATCAGTAATATAAAATCTTTCTTTGGGTGGTTACAAGACGAAGGGTACCTAGTTCAAAATCCATCTAAGAACTTACAACTAGTTAAAGAACCATACCGAAGAAGAGGCCATATTGAATCGATAGACATAGAAAAGATGCGTGAGAAATGTAAGACCATCAGAGAAAAAGCACTATTTGAATTTCTGCTGTCCACCGGCTGCAGAGTATCAGAGGTAACAGATGCCTTGGTAAATAAAATAAACTGGCAAGACAACAGCATTGAGGTTATAGGAAAAGGCGACAAGGAACGAATTGTTTTCTTTAGTACAAGAACGAGGTTGTTTCTAATTAACTATTTTGCGGATCGCGAAAAGAATGGAATATTTAGCAACTGTTTATTTGTATCCGGAAAGAAGCCATATGCAAAACTTGGTCAAAGAAGTATAGAACGAATTGTTAAAGAACTTGCAGAGCAAGCAGGGATTACATACAGCGTTTTTCCACATCTCATGAGACACACCTTTGCTACAACAGGAGTTAACCAAGATGTACCAGTACATATTTTACAAAAGTTAATGGGTCATACTAGCCCAGCAGTAACCGAAAAGTATTATGACCTAGACGAAATAAATATCAAACAAGAATATAGAAAAATAGCATTATGATTTAAAATTATGGCATCCGAAAGGGTGCCTTTTTAATATAAAAAAATTTGAAAGAAGGTAGATTGATGAATAAAATTAAAACAGCATTTACAGGATTTTTCTCCGCACTAGCCGGATGGTTGGGAATATTAGCAATACCAATGCTAATTTTAGTATTATGCAACGTAATTGATTATGCCACAGGATTAGCAGCTGCAAAATTTCGTAATGAGACTGTAAATAGTTACAAAAGTCTCAGAGGAATTGCAAAAAAAATATGCATGTGGCTATTGGTTGGAATCGGAGCAATAGTAGATTGGCTGCTAATATATTCAAGTGATGCAGCAGGCATTAAAATACCCGTTACATTTATTATTGCGTGTATCGTTGCGATATGGCTAATCTGCAATGAAATAATTAGTATTTTAGAAAATATAAGTGATATCGGTGTTAAGCTTCCTCCATTCCTTGCGCCGCTTGTGAAAAATATTAAAAAGCAAGTGGAAGATAAAGCAACCATAAAGGAAGAAGGCCTAGAAGAATGAATTTAGTTAAAAGATTTATGACACAAAACCGCTGCTATACCAATGCAACTAAGATAAAGGTCACGAAGTTAGTATTGCACTCTTTGGGATGCGCTCAGCCGAGTGCAAATGTTCTAATAGCTCAGTGGGATAATTCGACCGCCGAAGTTTGCGTACATGGTTTTGTTGAAAATGATAGAGTTGTTCAAGTACTACCCTGGGACTACAAAGGTTGGCACGTAGGATTAGGAGCGAAAGGATCGT